GGGTGTTTAGGGGTTTTTAAATTAATTTTTTGCGTTTAATTTTTTTTTTTTTTTTTTTTTGCGTTCAAAAAAAAAAAAAAATTAAACGCTCAAAAAAAATTTGCGCGCTTAAAATTTTTTGAAAAAAAATTGCTTGTGACAGTGTGACACTTAGAAGAGGCTTTGTGACACTTAATTTTTGGCGATTTGTCACAAGCTTTTACGCGCATTCTCAGTGACTTAAGAGGTTTTGTGACAGCGTGACAGGACGTTTTTAATTTTAACAAGGATTATGGTAAGAAATTAAGAAATATAGAACAAAAGGAGAATATATAATATAGTATATAAATAAAAAGTAAGAAGTTTTTAAAAATATCCTGTCACACTGTCACAAAACCCTTTAAGTCATTGGCGTTACAGGCAAAAGCTTGTGACATTTACCGAAAAATCAGATGTCACAAAGCCCTTTCGAAATGTCACACTGTCACAAGATTTCAAAAAATCATGGACATTACAAGAACAAAAATTTGAGCGCACGACAAGCGCACGACAAGCGCACGACAAGCGCACGACAAGCGGATGACAAGCAAGCGCCAAGCAAAACGCACAAAAAAAATTTATTGCCGTTTGAGCAAGCGCTAAGCGCGAAAAAAATTATTGCCTTGTTAAGATTTTTTCGCTATACTTTACGGCATGGAAAAAAAATTTTCATCGCCTTTTGAGCGCGCGACAATAGAGACTTCCGACGACTTGCCGAAGGCGTATACGGATAACGTGATCACGCCACGCAAGCGCAGGATGATTGATGGATATGTGCGGACGGGAACGTTCGAGGGCGCAGCAGCGGCGAGCGGGTATACCGTTGCGACGTGTAAGAAGCTCATTAAGAAGGATGCGCAAGCCAGGCGTGAGATAACAAAGCTAGTCGAGCAGGCGTCTGTCGTGTCGGCAATCTCGCTTGAACGTGTGCTTCAAGAATATGGACGCCTCGCTTTTTCCGACTCGAAAAAAATACTAGAGGTTTTGGCTAGCGCACACGGCGATAGTCAACGCACGCTGGATTTACTCAAACAGCTGCCGAGCGACGACACGGCAGCAATCAGCGAGATTAACGTCGCCGCGAATGGCGCGGTGCGCGTTAAGATGTTCGACAAGAAAGGTGCGCTTACTGATCTTGGTCGGATGTGGTCGATGTTCAACGACACGTTAACTATCGACGACAACACGGGGTTCGGGGCACGTCTCGAACGCGCAATAGAGAAGATGGAAAAAGGAAAAGAAGAATGAGACCAATTCATGTAGCATGGGGTTTAGTGGGTTTGACCGTTTTAATTGTCGTAGTGCGAATTGCATGTGACATCTAAACGGACGTAATTTTACAAAACTATGTAACGCGGGTTCAGCACCCGCGTTGCAAACAAATTTTTGAGTATGAACAAACAAACGTTAAATTCAAAGCAACTTGACCAACTTGCCGATATTGCCACCAATTGTCGCTATGATCCCTTAAAATGGGCCAATGTGGCTTGGAACTGGGGGCACGGCGATCTCACCAACAAAAAAATTCGAAATTGGCAAGCCGAAGTGATGGCTGAGATAGGACGTCACATTCAAGATCCAACTAAACGACATACCCCTTTACGCATTGCAATCGCATCTGGCCACGGCATTGGCAAGTCCGCGTGCATAGGCATGATCAGCAATTGGGCAATGTCGTGCTGGCGAGGCGCGCGCGTATTAGCGACGGCAAATACAGAAGATCAAATTCGCACTAAGACAAGCCCTGAGGTAGCAACATGGTTTCGCCGCTCGATCAGCGCGTTGCTTTTTTCAATCGACACAATGTCGATTAAATCTCGAGAACAATTAGAACTGTCATGGGTAATGGATTTTGTGTCGTGGTCCGAACATAACACAGAAGCTTTTGCGGGCTTACACGCCGAAGGTCGAATCATTTTGCTTATAATGGATGAAGCGTCTGCAATATCTTCAAAAGTTTGGGAAGTGGCAGAAGGCGCGCTGACTGATGCAAACACTGTAAAAATTTGGTTAGCGTTTGGAAACCCGACAAGAAACGTAGGTCGATTCAGAGAATGTTTTCGAAAAAATCGAAAATACTGGGTTACCAAACAGATTGATAGCCGTGATGTTGAAGATACAGACAAAGATTATTTAAATCAATTAATTGAACAATATGGCGAAGATAGTGACATTGCAAAAAAACGTGTACGTGGAATTTTTCCGTCGGCAGCTAATCGCCAATTAATCCCCACGCACCTGGTCGATCAAGCTTTTGGTCGTCACCTTCAACAAAGCTCATACGACTTCGCACCTGTTATTCTGGCGTGCGACCCCGCTTGGACGGGCGACGACGAATTAGTTATCGGATTGCGGCAAGGACTAAAATTCGAAATTCTTGAAAAGTTAGCTAAAAATAACAATGACATAGGTATTGCCAACAAATTGGCGTGGTACGAGGAAAAACACAAAGCGGATGCGGTTTTTATTGACTTCGGATATGGAACAGGGATTAAGTCTGCGGGCGATACGATGGGCCGAAATTGGCAGTTAGTCAATTTTTCTGAAAAAGCGCCAACCGCAGGATATGCCAACATGCGCGCGTTCATGTGGCACGCTATCGCGACATGGCTTGAAGAGGGCGGCGCAATCCCGCCAGACGATGTTTTGTACCAAGATTTAATTGGCGTTGAAACAAAACCGACCTTAAACGGCGTAATTCAACTAATAAGTAAAGAAGATATGAAAAAATTAGGGCTTCCGTCGCCTAACAGCGGCGATGCTTTAGCGCTAACTTTTGCACGTCCTGTAATTAAAAAAAATTTTCAAGGCGTATTTACAATTCCGCAAATAAGTTATATTAACGCCGCCGGAAACTATAACCCTTTTAAGGAAAATTAAACAATGTGCACAGCGTCACTTTTCAGCCCGCCAAAACCTTCTTACATGCCGCCCCCTTCTCGCGTAGCTACTGCGCCGGCACCAACGCCGCAACAAAAACGGGCCGCTAAAAAAAGAAGCGCGCAAAATAGCGCGACAATGGAATATGCTAAACGGCGCGCGGCAGAAACAAGTGGTGGAACGGGAAGGCCAACAATATTGTCTGGGCTGAGAGGTGATACAGCGCCAATCCTATACACACGGGCGCGCAATCGTCAAAGATACTAAGCATGGAACAACAAAAAATAGAAAGATTCAACGCTATCGGAGAATCTTTGAAAGAACTTAGACGACCCCATGATGGACATTTTAAAAGATTGGCAGAAAATTTTTTGCCTCAACGTGCTCGATTTTTAAAATCAAAAAACGACAAATCAAGAGAAAGCGAAAACGATAAGATAATTAACCCCAGCCCCAGTTTTGCGTTGAGAACAATGCAAAGCGGGATGCACGCTGGTATTACTTCACCTGCCCGCCCGTGGTTCAAGTTAGCCCCGCATGATCCGGATTTGGAAAACAACGTTCTAGTAAAGGAGCATTTTGAAAGCGCCGAGCGCGAGATGAAAAAATTATTGTCTCGATCAGGTTTGTATTCGGTCTTGCATACACTGTGGGGCGATCTTGGATTGTACGGGCATGACTGCGCGATAATTGAAGATGATTTTAAAATAGGACTATACGGGCAAGCCCTGGTTCCGGGGGAATATTGGATTGCGGCAAATAGTAGAGGGATGGTTGACACCCTTTATCGCGAAATAAGCATGACGATAAAACAAATAGTTAATAAATTTGTCTATAAAAATGATCCTACAAGTAAGCCCGATTGGTCCGTTGTTTCTGGCGGGGTAAAAAATCTTTGGGACCAAGATAAAATCTCAGAAAAAATATTCGTTCGGCATTTAATTATGCCGCGAGTAGATAGAGATTCTAGGCGTTTAGACGCAAAGAACAAACCAATCATGTCGGTATATTGGGAGGAAGAAAGATCCGATAAACTGTTAGGCGATTTTGGTTATGACATAAATCCCGTATTAGCTTCTCGGTGGGATGTTCACGGAACAGATACTTACGGAACTTCCCCCGCAATGATGACTTTGCCGGCCGCTAAATCTTTACAACTTAAAGCGCGGGATTTTGCCGAAGCGATGAAACGGTTTAATCGACCACCGGTTAATGCACCGATTGAATTAAGAAATTCGGGATTTAGCTTAATGCCTGAGGCGGTTAACTTTATGGCCGATCCGACGCGCGGGGCAGTTCCAGCGTTTCAAGTTAACGTTCCTGTAGAACAATTAGCAAACGATATTATGCAAACGGAGCAAAAAATCAATGAAGGGATGTATGCAAACCTATTCATGATGATTGCAAACCTTGATCGACGTCAAATAACTGCAAGAGAGATTGATGAACGAAGCGACGAGAAATTGTTAGGATTGGGCCCGGTTTTAGAACGCCAACAACGTGAAAAGCTTAGACCTTTGCTAAATCGTGTATATCAACGGGTAATTGACCTCGGCTACGTAAAGCCTTTGCCAGAAGAATTTGACAACTTACCGACAGACATTGACTACATATCAACACTAGCACAGGCAATGAAAGCGGTAGCGACAGGGAGCATCGAGCGTTTATTTGGGTTCGCAGGTAACCTTGCCGCGGTTGATCCAAACGTAATGGACAACATTGACACGGATATAGCAGTTAAAAAATACGCTGATATGATTGGCGTTCCTGACAGTATTTTACGTCCAACGGATGAAATAGGAGAACTTCGTCAACAAAGAGCTCAACAAGCTCAACAAGCCGAAGCGTTAGAACAAGCAAAGCAAATGACAGATACCGTAGGGGTTGGCGCACAAGCTGCAAAAGTTCTTTCTGAAGCAAATAATCCACGAAGCGGTGGCGGAAATCGCGATATTTTAGCAGATATTGGATTAGGTTAGTTTCATGTCTCGAGCAGATAATACACGAGAAAAGATAATTAAAAGAGAAAATATGGCGGTTTTAGCGCACGAGCCGTCTATGCGGTTCATAGCTAGGCTATTGGATGAAATTAATTTTTTTGGAGAAATCGCTTTTACCAGCCCCGAAGAATTGCAAAAAAAAGTTGGAATGCGAAGTACTTGCCATAGTATTATTCGCCAGCTAGAGAGGGCAGATTCCAGAGCGCTTTTAGCGATCTTGCAAATAGTTTACAACGAGCGGCAAAATAATACTTTACAACTGGAGACAAACGATGATAGCTGAAGATCAAGGCGACGGCAATACGTCTGGTGATGCAGATTCGAATCATACCACCGAGACAGCTTTGAGTGATCGTAAACCGGCTGAGAACGCCGATGAAACGCAAGTCACGTCAAACACCGATGCTGTAATTAGCAGTTCTGAAGAAAACAAAACAGAAAACGATCCGACGGACAAGGTTCCGGAGGATGGCGTTTATGATTTTGGGGACTTCGATGAAGGTATCGAATTAACAGACGAACGCCGCGAAAGTTGGTCTAAAAAATTCCAAGAGGTAAACCTAACGCAAGGGCAAGTTGCTCAATTAGTTAAAATGCGCCAAGAAGAGGCAAAAGCCGAGTACGAGGCGCAGATAAGAGAGGTTGAGCAAAGAGAAATTGATCATCTTAACGCCGCAAAAAACGATAAAGAAATCGGCGGCGATAAATGGGATGAAACAGTTGATCTTGCTAAACGTGGCGTGAAAGCGCTTGGTGGAAATGCAATCTTGGAGTTAATTGAAAGTACTGGAAATGGCAATAACCCTGAAATGCTCAGAGAATTGCGGCGTATTGGGCTAATGGTTAATAATGATACCTTTGAAAATGGAGCGGCTAATGAAAGTCGTTTACCAGTAGAACAACGCTGGTATAGTCAACAAAACACTAACTAAGGTTAACTAACATGGCTACAATTAATAATTCGTATTTGGGTTTGGTGGATCTTCGTCGACAACAAAATCCAGACGACAAGGTTGCTGATATCCTTGAAATCCTAGCCCAACAGAATCGGATGCTTGAACATGGCCCGGCCGTTGAATGTAATTCGGGGATGGAGCATTACACGACTGTTCGTTCGGGTTTGCCAACACCAACTTGGACAAAACTTTACCAAGGGGTTCAACCGGATAAAGGCACTACTGTTCAGGTGAAAGAAGGAACAGGAATGCTCGAAAGTTGGTCCGAGATTGATAAGCGGCTAGTTGATTTGGCAGGAGATGGATCAGCGAAATTTCGTTTTAGTCAAGCGACAGCGCATATTCAGTCAATGGCTCAAGCAGTTGCTCAGACAGTTATTTATGGTGATACCGCGACCGACGCAGAAAAGTTTCTAGGGCTGGCACCACGATATAATTCGCTAACCGCGGCAAACGGCCATCAGATTATCGACGCAGGCGGTACCGGCTCTGATAATACGTCAATCTGGTTTATCGGCTGGGGAGAGATGGGAACGCACTTTTTGTATCCGAAGGGCACGCAAGCAGGAATTCAACGAGAAGACCTAGGAGTTGAAACAAAAAATGACCCCGCAAGAGGTGGCTTGTATCGAGTAGTACGGGAAAAATTCTGTATGCATGTAGGACTTTCCGTACGCGATTGGCGTGTTAATGCGCGCATTGCAAACATTGATGTTTCAAATTTAAATAACGATGCTAGCGGATCTAGCGCAAATTTGATCGACAAAATGATTGATGCGTATTGGGCGCTGGAGAATCCTAATCGCACAAGCACAAAAACAGTTATCTATTGCAGCAGGAAAATTGCGCAATTTCTTCACAAGCAAGCAATGCACGCAAACGATAATATGACTTTAAGGCTTGACGAGGTAGACGGAAAGCCCATTACAAAGTTTCTTGGTTACGAGATTCACCAAGATGATGCAATTCTTGAAACTGAAGCCCGTGTGGTTTAAAAGGAGTTAATCTTATGCTTTTCGATAACGAGGCGTTGTTTTCTGACAAGCAAGCAATTACAGCGGACGCAGCGTCGACTAACGTAATTGACCTTGGCACGCCGGGTACGCCGAAACATGCAGCAGGACCAATTACGCAAGATATTGGTTTTGGTAGGCCAATTCCGATTCGTATTCAGGTAACTGAGACGTTTAACAACCTCACAAGTTTAACAGTTAAAATTCAAGTTGACAGCGACGAAAATTTTGGCTCGCCAACAGACGTCGTTGAAACTGTGGTACCGTTAGTCAATTTGGTAGCTGGGCACGTTATTCCAGTCTCGTTTGTGCCTCGTGGTGTTAATGAGCGATATGTTCGCTTGTATTACGACGTGACAGGAACGGCTTCGTCAACCGGAAAGATTATGGCGGGTCTAGTAGTCGGTAATGAATCTTGGGCGGCGTAATGAGAGTTAGAGCAAAAACGTTAGGGCATTACGACACTCTCAGACATCCCGGAGAAATCTTTTTTATAAAAGGTAAAGAAGATATGGGTTCTTGGATGGAAGTTGTTGGTGATGAAGAAACGAGCGTAAACGAAATTAAGGAAAACGGCAAAATGTCTCTTGAGCAAATTGCTCAAGAGACAGCGCAAGCTTACGGCCCGGGAATTTACCGAGCAAAACAAGATTCAGATTTGCTTCAAGCTAATTCAAGTGAAGAAGTTCAAGAAACGCCTAAACGGCGTAAAAGGGGACGCCCGCGTTCTTCAAACTAGGTTTTTAAAATGGTAATTGAAGACGTATGTAATATGGCGCTAAGTCATATTGGAAAACCAAACATAACTAGCGTTAATGAAAATAGCGTCGAAGCCATTAACTGTAAAAACCAATACAATAGATCAAGGATACTATCCCTATCCTACAGCCCTTGGACTTTTGCTACAAAAACGGCGTATTTAGCGCAAGTTAACGAAAACCCCCATTCGGATGTGTGGGAATTTGCTTATGACATTCCTAACGATTCGTTAAATTGCCATATGCGCGTTTTAGAAGAATCTCAATCACCGTTAGAAAAAAATTTACCGCATGATATACATTTAGAAAGTGGAAAACTGTATTCTAATATTGTTAATGTAAGATTGTTCTATGTCTTTGATCAGACAGATATAAATTCATGGCCTATGTATTTTACAAACGCAGTCTCGTATAATCTTGCATATCAGATTGCCCCTAACTTGCTTCGTAGTAAAAGAGACATTAAAGATGTTTATGAAACGTATAGAGGCGCAATTGACAAAGCGGTTGAGCTAGACGCGGCTAGTGTTACAAGTACGTATGCTTGGACCGCTGGAGGATATCTTAGCACGCAAAGTGTTTTGCCGGCGCGGCGGCAAGCGGACGGGTCGACGATATGGAGATGACAAAAAGTGCGCGTAACGCAGACTACGTTCGGGACTTGGATTAACTTGCGGTTAAGGGGCTCTGTGGCTATATACGGATCAAAGGATTGGGCATTTCCCGGTCGACAAAGGGGTCCTGGAGCTTCCGGGGCCCCTTTGTTTTTCCTCGCCTGACAAGCGGTTCGGCTGGTCAAGGCAACGATATAGGGATGACAAGACGTGCGCGTAACGCAGACTACGTTCGGAGCCGGCATTTTGTCCGAAGGGATGTATGCGCGCGATGACGTTGAAAAATTCCGGCAAGGGCTAAAAGATGCAGTCAACGTCATTATTAGACCACAAGGCGGCGCGCAAAACCGTGCAGGGCTAGAATCTGTTACTGCGTTTGACACAAGCGGAAATAGCGCAAACCAGTATCTTTTACCTTTTTCCTTCAATCGTGATCAAACTTATCAGGTGGAATTTACCGACGGTAAGTTTCGCATAATTCGGTATGGCGGATATATTTTAGATACAAGCGTCGGCGCGATTAGCTTATCGGCGATTACCGAAGCGGCAATCGCGCAATTGACGCTTACTAATTCTTTTGACACGACAAATTTTAACACGGGATGTTTAGCGTATATCGAAACGCCGAATGGTGATCACGTTCTTCACAAAACGCTTGTCCAGATTACCGGTGCAGCAGGGGCGACGTTGTCGTTTAACGTTTACGACGGCTCGAACTTGGATACAAGTAGCGGAGATTGGGGAACAGTAGGTTCCGGGGCAACGTTAAGTAAGGTTTACGAGCAAACGCATACCTATGACCTAGCCGATATGCCAAATGTGCGCATAGCGCAAGACGCAGATACGGTATATTTGGCGCACAAGGATTACCCGCCACGAAAACTTACCAGAACAGCGCATGATAATTGGACTATTTCTAACGTCGTTTTTGGGGAAACGGCTAGCGCGCCAACAGGCGTTAGCGTTACTGCTACGATAGGGTCAGGAGTAAATCAAAATAATTTGATAACTTATACGTACATGGTTTCTGCAGTAAATTCAGAAAACCAAGAAAGCCTGCCCTCAACAGGAGCAACTGTTGATAACGATTTGTATTACGAGGGGAGTAAAAACGACATTAGTTGGACAGCGGTACAAGGTGCTGAACGATATAACGTTTACAAGCAATCGGGCGGGGTTGGATACATTGGTTCCACTGAAAGTTTAACTTTCACTGATCAAAACATTACCGCCGACACATCTAGAGGCCCCCGCATAGGGCGAAATCCTTTTGCTAGTTCTGGAAATTATCCTTCGCAAGTTTCATTTTTTGAACAGCGGCTAGTATTTGGAGCGACCGAAAACGATCCTCAACTTGTTGAGATGTCGCGTGTAGGCAGCCTTGAAAATTTTGGGACGTCGTATCCCGATCAAACAGATGATGCATTTCGTTTTCGTTTGCGTTCTCAACAGGTTAACGAAATTCGGGCGTTTGTCCCGCACGAAACATTTACTATTTTAACGAGTTCAGGGGAATGGGAGATTGCGTCTCAAGGAGACGGGGAATATATCCGCCCAGACAAGCGCCGACTGTCACCAATTTCGTATTATGGGAGTTCGTCAATTCCGCCTATCTTGATCGGCGAAGTTGCATTGTATGTTGAGCCGTCTGGAAAACATGTTCGCGATGTGCGTTTGCGTGATCGGTCGCAACCCCCCGGCGATTTGACTATTATTGCAGGAGATTTGTTCAATAATCGTTCTATCGTGTCGTGGGCGTATGCGGCAGCGGACGACCATGTCGTATGGGTTGTTTTGGATGACGGGGCTGTTTTGTCAATGACATACGTACCAGAGCATGATATCTGGGCGTGGGCAAGGCATATTATAGCGGGGAAAAACGCTCAAGTAAAACAAGTAAGTGTTACCCATGAGTTAGGGCGCGATGTAGCTTATTTTGTTGTGAGCCGAGAAATAAACAACGTAAACGTAACAACGGTTGAACGTTTAGCACATCGTGAAAATCTAGATGTTAAAAAACCGTATTTTTTAGATGGTGGAAGTTGTAGGACATATGATCAAGATTTAACAAAAGTTTCAGGTTATTTACATTTGCGCGGTGAGGTAGTTACTGTCTTAGTAGACGGCGATGAGTTTATAGATATCGTCGTAGATGAGCGCGGCGTTGTAGATTTTGGGCCCCGCGCGGGATCAATTATTAGTGTTGGATTACCGTATTCAGCTTGGATTCAAACGCTTGATGTCATTTTTCAAGTAGACGGCGTAGGATCATCAGAAGGGCTATATAAATCGGTTTCGGAAATTGCAGTCAAACTGGAAAAAAGTAGAGGGGTTTCAGTTGGACAAAGTCTTGATCGTATGAACACTTTGAAAGAATGGGATGCATCGTTAGTCGGGCAGCCGATACCCATTAAAACGCATACGCCAGTTGTGTCGGTGAATGCAGATTGGGTTCAGGACGCGACGTTGTTCATACGGCAAAATCATGCTTTACCTTTTACGGTGAATGCCTTAACGCCTAAATGGGAAATTAGTGGATGATCCGAACTGGACACGTTAAACGGGTTCATGTTGAACCGTTAGATGAATTGACAAACGATGCTTTGACAGTGGCGCATAATCTTCGAAAAGAAGATATACAAGAATTATGGGCAATTAATCGAATGAGCGGTGAATCTGCAATTCGTTTTTCTTTTAATATTTCAACTGAAAAATATATTGCTTTTGATCAGTCATTGCCTATTGCAGTTTTTGGGGTCCACCGGTATGCTATTGGAACGCGGGGGGTTCCGTGGTTTTTGGGAACACGTGGAGTTGATCGTTGTATACGCGATTATTTAATCATGGGTTCGTGGTTTTTTGACCATCTATTAAACACTTGTAGCCGATTACAAAATATGGCGTTAGCAGATAACAAACGCAACTTAAAATTTCTTTCGAGAATTGGTTTTAATATTGGAAAACCTTTTAAAATTCCTACAGGTGCAAATGTCGTCGTATTTTCCGCGAAGGGTAGATTAAATGTGTAGCGTCGGGCTTATTGCGCCAGCGTTGTCAGTAGTTGGAACAGCTTTTTCAGTGCTTGGCGGAGCACGACAAGCAAGTGCAGAACGTGCAAACGCCGAATATCAAAGGCAAGTTTCACTTGATAATGCAGCGCTTACAACGCTTGAAAAGCGTGACGCACGCGAGCGCGGGGCGGATCGAGAACAACAAATTTATGAAGACGGCGCGCGCATAGTTGCAGATACGAGAAGTGCGCTTGCGGCAAATAACATGGATTTAACTTTTGGTTCGCCGCTTGATACCATATTAAATACAACTGTTGCTATTCAAGAAGACGCTGCGCGCGCACGCAGAAATACTGATAAGGAAGTTTACGATTTAGAAGTGCAACGCAGAAATTTTTTAAATAACGCCGATGTGCAAGGCGCTACGGCAAAAAATGCGCGGACCGGGAGTTTTATTGCAGGAGTTGGAACAGCGTTAAAAGGTGCTGCGGATGTATATAGATCTCGGGTTAGTCTTGAATAGGATTATGGAAGTATGGCGAGGGTTCCAGAATATACTCCGCAAGAACGCATTCGTTCGGGCTTTATACAAAAATCGAGTGTTCAAACAAATTCGGGCGCTTTTGGCGCGGGTAGTGGGCAGGCGACGCAGACGTTAGGAGACGGAATTGTTAATGTTTCTGATGCGCTAATTCTGCGTGAACAAATAAAAGCAAATGCAGACGCGCTTTCGGCGTATAACAATTACCGGAGCAATTTAAGCGAAGTTCGGACGGGGTATCTTTCTCGCACTGGAGAAAACGGATTAAATATTAAAGAAGAATCAGATCAAGAATTTTCTAAAATACGGCAACAATTTACGCAAGGGCTGTCCGGACGCGCGTTAAGATTGTTTAACGAACGCGCCGATAATCTCGATTTTCAATCTCAATCTATGATTTTAAATCATGAAGCGGCCCAGACAAGATCATACATTGTCGATCAGCATACGGCGTCTATTGCATCTTTTGTTGAAGATGCAGCGGCTTTTTCAAATGATGAAGAATCGTTTAACGAAAATTTGCAATTGGCAATTGACCAACAAAGACAACTTTCTGCGCTTGAGGGTTCAAGTCCAGAGGCTACTCAACAAGCCATAGACAAATTAATTTCTACAGCAGTTCGAGCTAGAGTTGAACTTCAAATAGAAAATGATCCTATAGCAGCTAATGATATTTTTAATAGGTATCGCGATAAATTAAAGGTAGCGGATAAGTATTATCTTGAAAAAAGACTAGAACCTTTAGTTTTAAATCAAAAAGCTCAAGATTTTGTTGATTTATATAATAATTCAGGAGTGTCGCTGAGAAATTTTCCTCCGGGGGTTTCGGGAGGCGATAGAGATAATGCTCGGCGCGACGCCATCGATCTTCCGGGCGACGGGGTGACGGTTGATTTTAATCTTGAGGGCAAAAAAAGAGCGGATCGGCCTAACCAAGAGATTGTTGATAGCATTGCCGGCGCGGTTAAAAAAGTTTTTGGCGAGGGGTCGCGTATTGTTGTGTATTCGGGGACAGAGGGAAAAGATCAGCCCCAATACGGATCCAATCGCCACATGACCGGTGCGGCGGCAGATTTTTATATTGTTAAACCCGACGGGAAAAAAGTTGATGTCGAAAGTTCCGAGGCGGCAGCTTTTATGCGCGCGGCGGCAGAAGCAGGTGTGCTCGGCATAGGCGCCGGAAAGGAGTATATGGGCCCGCACGGGTTTCACATGGATGGAGTGAATCCGGGAAAGGGACAAGCGCATACGTGGGGCTCTATCGGAAAGCGTATGAGGGGTGAGCTTGAGAATATAATGAAAATAGCTTCGTTCATACCCGAAGCGGATAGCCCGTTTGTTCAATCGTATATGCGGGGGTTTAACAAAGGCGATGCGTCGAGACAGCTATTAGCATCAGAATCTTTTGATCAAGAACCATTAACGTCAAAGGCGTCTGGCCAAGAACCATTAATGTCAAGAGCGTCTGGCTTAAAAATAGATTCTGCGGAATTTTTAAAACGATTGTCTGAGGCACCTCTAGTTCCGGGCGGGGGTGATCCAATAGCGTTTGCCGGACTTGATTCAGCAGGTTTTTTTAATGAATTAAATAATATGCTTCCCGAGGATGTTGAGGATAGCGTCACCAACAAAAATATTTTTAATTCTCTTGGAACAGATATCGGCAGAGCGTTGATTGACGCAGTAACGGTTAATCCCGCGCGCGCTGTAGCTTCGGTTTTAAACGAAAATGTAATGAGAGCTAACCCAAAATTTGCGGGGATGACAGTTGGCGAAGTTGCGGACACAATTTCGGTTGCGGTCGGAGATAATCCGCAAGTCCAAGCTGGCGGCGTGTTTTTTGATGTTCAAGCCGCATACCAAGCGGGTTTGGCAATTGAGGATCCAAAACTTCAAGCGCGTGTTTTTGAACAAATAATTGTTCGTATGGCACTTCAAGAGCGCATCAATAATTTTGATAGAGCGCAAGCGCAAAAGCAAGCATGGGATGATTATGTTCGTACCGGAGAAATTCCGACTGACCAAAGTTTAATAATGAGAATGGGGCGAAACGGATATCAAACTTTTTTAGAAGCGACAAAAAAAGATCAAACGGGTTCTTTAGAGACCGATGTAGATACGTGGGATATGCTTACGAAATTATCCATTAATGACAAAAAAGCTTTTGCTAATGTTAACTTAACGGCGCATTATGCGGCGTTGTCTGAAAAAGATAGAAGACATTTTGTTGAGTTGCAACAGCAGATAGCAGCAGGATTAAGAGGTGATCCTGTAGATATCAACTATTCTGAGGCTATATCAATTGGCGAAAAAATTTATCAAATGAAAATCGATAATGAAAGAATAGGGGGTATGAACTCAACACAATTACAAAAATATAAAATGTTTCAAGATCGACTGTTAGAATTTGTAAAAGATTTTGCTACGAGAGAAAACAGATCACCAAGTTATCCAGAAATTCGTAGTTTTGCAGATACGTTAACAAATAAAACGTATCATGCGTATTGGCTTTTGCCCGGTTCGGATAGATACTTGTTTGAAGAACTTTCAGGTCAACCTGAGGATAATACGGATTTAGTAGTCACCCCGTCATTGGATAGTATTTCGTCTATTGATGTTGAGCGCATAACAGTGGACCTTGCCGCTCGAGGTATTGAAGTTACTGATGATAGAATACAAGAACAATATGGAAACGAACAGATGATGGACCTAGGGTTTCCGCCGCCGAATGTTGATATTGATGATGTTCCGGATGACGTCATAGAATATTTGATGAATGACGATCCAAACATAACAGACGACGAAATTGTAGAAAGATTTAGAGCGTATATGCTTAAGAATCATAATAAAAAAGGTTCTTGATATGAGCGAATTAAACGATTTTATTACGTTTAACCGAAAGCAATATAAAAAAAATGGAGGCGTTAACCCGCTTTCTTTTAATTCTTTGACATTATCAGGAGCGCCAAAAACTGATAAGACAGATCATTTTCAGTCGTTTAAGGAATGGAATGTAGGCCAAAAAGATTTGGCACGAAAGCGCGCAGCGGATATCGTACAACGCGCTGATAAAATGGGAGACAGAAGCGTATATGAGACGCTTTCTAAATATCAACCACAACTTGCGGAAACATTAGAGCAAAGATCAATACAGGATCAATTATACGGTTCATCTAAGTTAACTGGATGGATATTAAAAAATCCTTTGCGCGCCGCTATTGAAAAAGAACAACTCAATAACTTGAGTAGTTTTGAGGGGTTAATTCATAGTATTGGTCGGGGGTTTGATAAGACAGTAACGGGCTATTTTTATGGCGCTGACGTTCGTGAAAAAGAAGACAAACTTGATGCGGCACAATTTCAGCGATTAGGCTATAGTCCCCGCGCAGTTTCAAGATTAAAAAAAGCTTTAGAAGAAGAAAAAAGTCCTAAATGGGCAGATCATCCTATATACGGTTCTGGTAAACCCCCCGACGATAAGAATTTTAAAATAGCTAAAGCGATTTTTCAAAACGTAATGGATCGCGGGTTTTCTCTTTTTGATTCTTCACGCGAATTTAACTTGTTAGGAAAAACTAATGAAGAATTAGCTAGAGAAGAGGGAGAAGCAAAAAAAGATTTAGGCGCAGCGTTTAGGGAACAAGCTAGAAATTTACAACGCATTAATGATACCTACGGAAGATCAGCTTCGGTTGCTGATGTTGGAAAAAAAGTATCAGAAGCATCCAAAAAAGAAACAGAAGTAGAACAATTAACAGCGCTGGCGGATGTAATTAGCGAGCAACCGGGAGCGTTTACAGAATGGATTTTTAATGTTGCGGCGGAAAGTATTCCGTCAATTGTTGCAATGGCGGGAGCTTTTTATACAACACGAAATCTTACAGTGGCAGCGGGAGCGGCCGGTGTAACTTCTAGTTCTATGGGGAGAGAATCGACTTTTGAGAAGCTTGTAGATGAAGCGGGTGTTAACCTCAACGACCCCGCCCAAAGACGAGATCTCGTTAATGATGTAAGTGTGAGAACGCAATTAAAAGATCGATCCTCTGCATACGCCATAATAATTGGTTTAATGGATGCGCTGTCGGGCGGCGTAGCGGGGCAAGCGCTTTCAAAAAGCGTTTCCGGTAATTTAATACTACAAGCGTTAGCGCAATCTGCAATGGGGGGTTTCGGCGAGGGGTTAGCGTTATTCGGGTCCGACCAAGAGATTAATGCAGTAGATATTGCAGTTGAGGCACTGGCTGAATTTGCAGGAACGCCAACCGAAATTGTAGCCGCGGGCGGTAGCGTCATAAAAAATAGGGGACGGGCCAGTAAGAATGCAAAGCTTTTAGACGCTTTGGATAAACTTGCGAAGGATAGCGATTTAAGAAAAAACGCACCGAAAGATTATCGCGATATCATTAACGCAATTACAGAAGGCGGCCCTAACGAAAGCGTTTTTGTGGATGCGCGCCAACTAGATGCGTTGTTTCAAAGTGAAGGTTTAACCCCCGAAGATTTTGCAGAAGCAATCCCCGGCGTTACGATAGACAATTTCAACGAATTAACAAATACAGACGGGATAGTCGAAATACCTATGTCGTCTTTGACGACAGATATTGTTGATACGACGTTGTATGATAAGCTAAAAGATCACATTAAGTTAGCGCCTGATCAAATGAGTATTTCAGAAGCGCGCGATTTTGATTCAAATGTAGAAGAATTTGTTAAATTAGGAAAGAGGGCAACGGTTCGGTCAAAAGCCGAAAAGATTGCGGGTAAAGCGCAACGCGAACTTTCCGCGCGGCTTAAAAGAGCGGGCACGGAGAGCCGCGTTGCGGATTTTCAATCGGCGCAGGCTATTGCGTTTGCTCGCACAATGGCGGATCGGCTGGATATTAGTCTAGGGGAATTTCTCAAACGCTATCCTTTGGCAGAAATCGATAGCCCTGTTTTTTCAGCAATACCAAAATCTCAAGAAGAACAAAAAGAAAGACTTTTTGTAAAATGGGCAAAAACAAGTGATCCAGTAATAGAACCCGATCAAGTTAATGAAACGGATTTTAGCACAAAAAAATCGCGCGTTTTGAGAGCGTTTCATGCGACAACGCATGATTTTGATCGATTTGACGCAAGCGTGCACGGGGGGGAACAGGGGTTGTTCGGCCCCGTTAACTATTTCACGTCAAGCCGAAAGGATGCAGTAGACAATTACGGACCCGGTAGCGTTGATTTATGGATCAGGATCGAAGAGCGCGCAGAACAAATCCAAGAAGAGATGCGCCAAGACCCTGATAAGTTTGGATTAACGGAAAAAGATTTTGGAGACGATTTAAGCGTAGGAGAAGCACGCTATTCAAAGCATGCGGTAATGGCAAGGGATATTGCTTCTAGCGAATTAAAAGGCGGTAGTGATCGCTTAATTGAAGTTTTCATTCGAACACAAAACCCTTTTGTTATCGACAATGATACACGATTTTTTGGTAAATCGGACAGCAACGCAAAAGTTTCAAAAAAATTAAATAAATTAATGTTTGCGGTTGAAAAGGTAGCAGAACAACGCGGAGTAAATATTTCAAAATTTAAAAGTTTGCTCGAAGAGTTTTCTAAAATAAGAGGCACAAATGCGGAGTTAGAAAAATTATTTTACAATAGTGATTTAATTGACCCAAATGCTTTTTCTAAAGATAACGAGGAAATAGGTTATCAGATATTTTCAAAAGCTATTGAAGAACTAGGCTTTGACAGTATTATTTTGAAAAACGCAAACGAGCGTTTGTCGTCTATGAAGATAGATCCTAATACTACTCATGTTCAAATTTTTGATAAGTATAATACAAATATTAAAGCTGTAGATAATCGTGGGACTTTTGATCCAGACGATCCACGAATTTTGTATCAAGAAGAAAGCGGGAAACGTGGGTCATATTTACCATCAGTGAGCGAAGGTTTTGCGCCGATAATATCTTTGTTTGAAAAATCCGATAGATCGACGTTTCTTCACGAAAGCGCCCACTACTATTTAGATATTTTAGAAAAAATTGTAACAGATAACAACGCGCCAGAACAACTAGTAAAGATGTATGGCGACGTAAAAAAATGGTGGGCGTCAAATACTGAGCAGATTGCAAAAGAGGCAAATACAGATGAAGAAAAGGTTAAATTATATTTAGAAAAAAATACTACGGGCGATAAAGATATTGATAGAAATATTCGTGTCGCTCTTCAGGAACAATGGGCGCGCGCCTATGAAACTTATCTATTAGAAGGCAAAGCGCCGTCTAATGTTTTACGTGAAGCGTTTGAGGCGTTTACGGCTTGGCTTTTAAATATATACAAGCAAGCTAAGAATTTAGACGTTGAGATTAATGATGATTTAAGGAATGTTTTTGATCGACTGTTAGCAACAGATCAAGAGATTGACGCGGCACAGTTGGACGATCAGTTGTTTAGCCAAGTTGCTTCGGTGGTCGATAGATTAAATATTGAGCCTAAACAGCAAGAAGACCTTCTTAAGTTAGCGCGGGAGGCTAAAGGAGAAGCGCGTCAAAAGCTATTACCTCGGATAATGAAGGATATTCGAAAAGAAAGAACCGAGCAATACAAAAAAGAACGTGACAAACTGGAAAAAGAAATTCGCGGGGAAGTAGAGCAACGTCCGGTTAATAGGGTACGTGAATGGTTAATTAACGGAAAGTGGCTTGGCGATAATCCACCAGATTTTGTGGTTGCGCCAGAAGACCTTAGATTTGATACTGATTTACTGGAGCAAGAATTTGGTAAAAGAGCCGTTCGGCGCCTGTCAAAGCTACATGCAAAGGGGACTGGCGTATCGGCAAACGACATTGCTTTTTTCTTTAACGACTACAAAACAGGGGTAGATTTAGTAAACGATCTCATGAAAACGCCTTTTGCCGATAAAGAAATTAACTTTCGCGTCCGGCAAGAGCTGAAAAAAAGACACGGCGATCTTCTCAATAAAAAAGATATTGAAGAAGCTGCGCTAAAAGCAATAAATGGCGACAAAAAAGAACAGCTTATTGCGTATGAATTGAAATTAATCGCGCGGGCGGCCCGCAAAAAAACTATTAGTTTAGCTGATGCAAGTAAGGCGGAGCGCGCACAGCGCCGTAAAAGTGCGTCTATCTTACGGCCGCTAACGCGCGCGCAAGCTTCTGAGATAGCACGACGAATGCTTAGTAATCGCCCAATACGAGAAGCGGCGCGTCCGTCTCAATATGAGATTAAAGAGCGGGCCGCGGCACGACGTGCTCTTTTGGCTATTTCTAAAGGGGATTTAGACGCGGCGTTTGATGCAAAGCAAGATCAGATGATCAACTATGCGTTGTATCGTGAAAGCCAAAAGGTCAATACATTTGTTAACAGGGTAAAAAAGTACGCGGCAAAGTTTAGAAGAAAAGAAATTAGAAAAAAATTACGCGGTACGTATATAGACGCAATTGATGAAATTTTAGAGACATATGAGTTTCGGAAATCCGCTTCTGCAAAAAGAGGGGAAAAACGCGGCCGCTTGCTAGCTCATATCGAGTTCATGAAAGAACAGAATAGAGAAAACGAACTGTATATACCGGATCATCTTGTTAACAATGTAGAACCTAAATCTTATCAGAAAATGACGGTATCAGAAATAGAGGATATTTACAACGCATTACAAAATTTAGAGCACACAGTAAAAATAGAAAATGAGTTAAACGAATCGGTTAAAACGCTTATCGGGCAAATGGATAAAAATTTGCCCGATAAACCGGCTAATCGTGTGCAGACACCGGCCGACAAAAGGAGACGCGGGCTCCGAGAGTATTTAAACGTAATTTTGACAGCATCGTCGTTACTGCGAAAGATAGACAATTACGACGTTGGCGAAGCATACAAGATCATTAAGGGCGCGATTGACCAAGCACAAAACTGGGCAACAAATGAACGCGAAAAAATGGTTCAATCGTTTACGGCCTTAAACGATGTTTTTGACAAAAAGACTATGCGGGAAATGGCGGTTAGGTCGCATATACCTGAGCTAAAAGGAAGTTTTAACCGCTGGGATTTGATATCAATGGCGTTGAACATGGGCAACGCCGATAACTTAAATCGATTGTCAGATCTAGAAAGTAGCGGGTTTACTAAAGCACAAATTGATTTTGTTAAAGAATCTCTTTCTAAAAAAGAATGGGATTACGTTCAAAGTTGTTGGGATTATATTGGCACTTATTGGCCGTTGATAGCAGAGCGTGAAAAACGTCTGACAGGTGTAACCCCCAAAAAAGTAGCGGCAATGGAAGTAGAGACGCCGCATGGCGTATATGCTGGCGGCTATTATCCCATTGTTTACGATGGCGATCTTTCGGCCGTCGTTTCTTCTGAAGATATCGCGGAAGTTCAAAAGCAAATGCTTGCCGGGCAGTTCGGTAAAGCGCAGACTCGTAATGGGCATTTAAAAGAAAGGAAAAAAGGAAAAAAAGCATCAGGCGGTAGGCCTCTTAAGCTTGGGGTTGAGCCCATGTACGGGCATATGTCGCAAGTTGTCCACGATTTAGCGTTTTCGGAACCGATAACAAACAGCTGGCGAGTTCTGCACGACAAGCGCGTTGATGAAGCGTTTCGGCGAAAGGGATTATTAAAAGATTTTCAAGCGCTAGAGATATGGTTGCAAGATACCGCGACGGGCCAGATAACTGCGGGGGGCTCAATCGGGCGGCTTGCGGTACGCGCTAAAAACGGGTTTACCTTGTCTAAACTGGCTTTTAACGTTAACACTGTGCTCGTTCAAGCTTTGGGGATTAGCCACACAATTGTTGCTTTAGGACCGCGTCATGCAGCAATTGGATATAGCGATTACCTATCAAATATAGCACGCGCGTCTAGCGATATCATAGAGAGGTCGGTTTTCATGAAAAATCGGCAATCTTCATTTAATCCTGACATGAGTGACGTTTTGAACCACGTGAGACTAAGTCCAATGGCGTCTAGGCTTGACGAAGCACAGACAATAATGGCCGCTAGCGGTTTTTGGACCATGACTAAAATGCAGTTTCATTCGATTGATTTGCCGATGTGGCTTGGTGCGTATCGTCAGGGGTTGGAAAAATTTAAAAACAATGAAGACGAAGCAATCGCGTATGCGGACCATTTAGTCGGGCGCGCTCATGCATCAGGGGTATTCGGTGATCGCACGCCTTTTGAACGTGGAACATTAGATTTTAATACGCGGCAAAACGGTTTTATCAAGTTGTTTTCGGCTTTAGGATCGGTTATGTATGCTAAATTTAATTTGGCGTATGAGGTGGTAGGGAAAGCAAAACGCGATATTGATGGATTTAATCAAAAAAGCTTCATCGCGGCGGCTAGGGCAACGGCTGAATTGGTAACACTATTTACCCTAGAAGCAATTGCGTATCATTTAATCCAAGGCTCTTTGCCGGGGATGGATGATGAAGATGAAACAGGATGGGCAGAATTTCTTGCGCGTGAGACGGCGTTATCTGCTATGGCGACAGTACCTTTAGTTCGAGATGTTGGATCGGCTTTAAGTGGGTTTGACGCAGGTGCTTACGCAGGTGTTATAGGAACTTTTGGAAAATTGGCTTTACAGGTTGGTCAAGGGGAAATGGATTTAGCCTTGTTCAACGCGTTTAGCAGTTCAATCGGAATTGCCACAGGGTTACCGACGGGCCAATTAAATAAAATAGTTGCCGCTTTAGCTAAAATGGAGGAAGGTGATCCTGACACGGACATTCGACACCTTTTTCTAGGTCCAAAACATAAAGGTTAATCATGACGATACCTGTAACCGAACCGTTCATATCTGGCCCGTATGCCGGCAACGGTGCAACGCTTCAGTTTGATTATGGTTTTCGTATTTACGAGGAGACTGAACTAAAAGTAGTCCGCAAAAACGCTGATGATACGTTAACAGTGCTAGCGCGAACGACAGACTATACGGTTGCGGGCGTTAATCAAGACACGGGACGGCAAATTACGTTAGTTGCCGGCGATAGATTGCCGGCCGGAGCAACGTTAACAATTGAGCCCGATATCACGTTGTCGCAAGATCGTCCATTTAGCGATCAAACGTCTACAACTTTGAGTGAAATTGAAAATACCGTTGACAAAACAACGTCAATGGTACGTCAACTTAAAGGGCTTTTTGATCGAACACCAATAGCGCAGCCGGGCAATCAGGTAGGCGAGATATTGATCGGCAATGACAGCGAAATTTTAATGTGGGACGCGAACGGCAACATTGTCCCCGGCCTGGACGGCGACGAAATAGCGAATGCGCAAACGTATGCCGAAAACGCGGCCACGTCGGCAACAAATGCCGCAACAAGTGCAACAGAGGCTGCGACGTCATTAGCAGAATTTCAAGCGTCTACAGCGTCTGCGACTACGTTAGCCCCGGGAAGTTCGGCAACCGCTTCTTACGACGGCAATACGAATAACTTTGCTTTTGGCGTCCCGCGGGGGGACGTCGGGCCAACAGGGCCTGCAGGCGCAATGCCGGGGCAGACTGCAATGTTTGCAATGAATACTGCACCAACAGGGTGGCTCAAAGCTAATGGCGCAACAATATCTAGAATAACGTATTCTGATTTGTTTGCTGCAATCGGAACGACGTTCGGTGCAGGGGATGGATCGACAACTTTTCAATTGCCGGACTTACGCGGAGAATTTATTCGTGGATGGGATGACAGTCGTGGAGCGGATAGTGGTAGAGGGTTTGCAACATTTCAAAACCATGAGCTATACGAGCACGGTCATAGCATATACGTGCATCACAAACCGGCAGGATCAAATTATAACGATCGATCAGGGTTTAGCAGCAATGTTAGGGCTTATATGGGCGGGGTGGGTAGTGGCGGTAACCATATAGACAAAACCTTAGTGACTACTAATGTAGGTTCCTCAGAAACACGTCCCCGTAACGTAGCTTTGCTTGCTTGTATCAAATATTAATGGAAAAGTAACAATGCAAATTTACAATTACAACGCAGTTACTGGCGAATATGCGGGGATAAGTCAAGCAGATCAGTCGCCGCTTAATTCAGAAGAATGGTTAATCCCTGCAAACGCAACAGATATTGCGCCGCCAAACACGGGCGAGAAAGAGGTTGCTGTATTTGTTAATAATACCGAATGGCATATTGAAGAAGATCATCGCGGTTTAAAATATTGGACGCCAGACGGAGAAGAACATGAAGTCAAAGAGATAGGCTCTATTCCTTCAGACGTTTTGTTTTTGGAACGACCGTCGGAAAACCACTTTGCAGAAAATGGCGAATGGGTTTATAATGAACAAAAACATCGAGAAGAATGGAGAGAAACCGCTTTTCTTGAACGCGCTGAATTTGCAAAAAAAGTTGCTGAAAAAGAATGGTTAAGTAACGAAGAGGCCGAAAAGTGGGCGGCTGGGCTAGAGATTCCAAATATTGTTGGTCTTGCGATTAACAACGCGCCAGAAGTAAGACAACTATCATACAGAATTGATACGCGATCAAGGAAAAACATTGGAAGGATGGATACGTTGATAGAAGCTTTAGCTACAATGCTTAACGTTTCAGATACGGAATTAGACGATGCGTTTGGTTTTAAGCCGTTTGAATAGAGGTTTAGCATGAGAAAGAGACTAGCCGTTGTCGTTGGTCATAATAGCGTTTCGCAAGGAGCGATACGAAAAGGGCAACTATCATTAAATTTGTCAGATGGCACGGCTCCGTCGGATGTCGGCGTGACTGAGTTTGCTTGGAATAGCGATCTGGCAAATATCATGGCGGAGCACGCAGATTTTTTTGACATTGACATGCGCATCTTTAAACGAACTGATGGCGGCGGATATCGTAACGAGATTGCGCGTGTGTACGCAGAAGTAGACAATTGGGGTGCAGATGCGTCAATAGAACTGCATTTTAATAGCGCAGATGACCCGACGGCAACTGGGTCGGAAGTTTTGTCAAGTGGAACTGCTTTGTCGCTGCGCCTTGCAGCAGAAGTTCAAAACGAAATTGTTGCCACCTTAAATACGCGCGACCGCGGCGTAAAAACGTTAAGAGAACAGGATCGCGGGGGTGGCTCTTTGTTTTCTGGCAAAGCGCCAGCTATTCTCGTTGAGCCGTTTTTTGGATCAAATAAGGCCGATTTGAGCGCAACAGATGAACAAAGTGAAAAAGTCGCATTAGCCAAAGCGTATTTGCGTGGCGCGAAAAGAGCTTTTGAAAGTTTCCCGCGTCGTGATCTTAACGAGAGCCGAACAATGGACGCGGTTCGTAAACAGCGCGGGGCTAAAGCAGGCGTAATGAGTTTTACAGCTCTTGCTGCATCCGTTCGGGCAATAGACCACGTGGTAAAACCTATTGATGGCATTGCGCAAATAGTTAGCAATTGGTCGCCAATTGTTCTACTTACTTCTCTAATAGCAGCAATTGGTTTTGTTTTGTATTCTAACTATCAAACAGAACGGATAGAAAATGCTCGAAAAGACGATTTTGAAAAGGAAATCCGTTGATTACCTGGGTAACAAAAAAGTTATGGCCTTATATAACGATAGGGTTTTTGTTAGTTTTGTTTATTTTTTCAACGCGGCGCAACGGCGCTCTTTCTGAAAAAATTAAAAAGGTAGAAAATGTTAGTGCAACGCAAAAGAGGATGCGTGAGGCTAGGGCTAATACGCGGACTGACCGCCAGTCTGTTATTAAGCGGCTGCGCGACGGCACCTTCTGAGGTTGTTTGCCCGATACCGAAAGATTATAGTCTTGAGATACAACGGCAGGCAGCGAATGAACTTGAATCCTTACCCGTTAATTCCGTAGTAGCGTCTATGATTAGTGATTATGGGGTGGTGCGTGAAGAATTAAGGGCGTGCTTGGAGGATTGATGATGGAGGATTTCGCGTTGATTAAATATTTTATCGGTATCTTTATTACGGCTGCGGGGTTTTGCATAGCGGCTTTTCGCAATCTTTCTCAACGCATATCATCAGGAGATAGACTTTTACAAGAAAAAATAGAAAAAGTTAAAGAAGATTATGTCCGGCGTGTTGATTTACAAAATATGCACGAAGACATAAACAGGCATTTAGCTTTGTTGAGAAATGAGTTTGCAGATCTTAAAAGATACAATGAAACGCACAACGACCTCTTAAAAAATATCTTGAACAAGATTGAAAAGTAAAGGATCGGTGAATTATGGCTTTGACTTCAGCGACAACATCTTGGCAAAATGTCACGCTTACTCATAACGAAGTTTGGATGGTCCGAAAAGGAACCGTTAACTTTCATTCGGGGTCCGTGCCGAACGACCAAGAAGAATATGGCGTGGTTGTTGAAACCGGCGACAGTATCAAATTTTCTTCCGGTTTGACTGTGTATTACAAGACAGCTTTTGGTTCAGGCGACCACGCGTTTGCACGGATTCACGTATGAAACAGCACGGGATATCGCCGCATACAGGATCAGTTGTTCGACACGGGTTTTCTGGCGGTCTTGATTTGTATGAAGACGCTATCGTTGCGTTGTCGGCGGGGAGAAAGCTTACGGATTTTGCCAATAAATGTATGCGCATTAGGCGTGCAAGTGACAATGCTGAAACAGATATAGCGTTTGTTGGCGGTAATATTGATGAACAAGCGATTAATGATCTTGGCGGTTATAATTTGCTGGGGTATACGGAGGATTTAAATAACAATATTTGGAATACTTTTGGCAGCGGAACTGGAAATTTGCAAAGCGGTATAAGCGATCCTTTTGGGGGCAACGGTGCTTATAGATTTTCAGCGTCTGGAGGTGAAAAAATTTTAAGTCAGATTGTTTTGCAAGATATTTTTAACGGAGATCAGTTTAACGGTAGTCTCTATTATAGAAATTCAAGTTCTTCAGGTAATAAGTTAAGAGTATTCCGATCTGGAAGTGGCGTTGTAGAGAGTTCTGTAATTAATTTGTCACAAAATGATGCAGAATGGCGTAGGGTAAATGTAACACGCCTTTTTCAAAACAATCAAACGGGAGTAAGATTTGATATATATGTTGCGTCAGGCTTTTCTGTTGAAGTCTTTGCGCCTCAGCTAACCAAAAGCTCTAATCTTTTGCCCTACCAACCACGTACAGCAGGCGGCGCTAGCGATTGTTTCGTAGCCACATTATACGATCAAAGCGGAAACAATAATCACGCTACACAAACTGTTGCAGACGCGCAGCCTAAAATATATGACGTAGCAAGCGGTGAAGTGAGTAAAGAAAATGGCAAGCCTGCTATGGTCTTTGATGTATCTCATAATCATTTGTTTATGCCTAATGTTGCAGGGCGTTCAAATATTGATGCGTATTTTGTAATTAGGCATGATTTTGGTAGCACTATTTACCCTTTTGGAACGAATAGTATTGTTGGGGGTACTTACGGATTTGTTGTCCAACAAAATTCCCAATCAACCTCAATTATAAATAACTATGGTAACCCTAACCTTTATAAAAACAATACTTTGTTTACAGGAACAACAAGAGATGATATTTATAATTTTTTAGGGCAAACTCAAAATATTGTAAATCACCAAGGCGCTAATGTATCAAGTTGGAATACTTTTAATTTTGGTAACTTCCCTAGTGATCAATTTCATTTTGAAGGCACATTGCAAGAAATTATCATTTTTGATAGAAATTTAACAACTCAAGAAAGACAAGCGCTGCATAGCGACATAAATACATATTACGAGGTATATTAATTATTTATCGCAATCGCAATCGTAATGAGGGGTTACTCATGAAATATTATGTTAGTTCTTTGGAACGTATTAAAATATGTAGCAGTTTGGCGTACAAATTGACACAGCCTGACATAACAGAAAACGTAACCAAATACATATTCGGTTGGTATGAGAAAGATGATTTAGGATGTGCCATTGTAGACGAAAATTCAACAATTTCGGTTAACGCTTTTATCAGAGATAGTATAAATAATGGCGATAGCATCGACCATTATTTCGATAATTTGTATTTAACACAAATAGAAATGAATGACAAAAAGCAAATTATCGCAAACTCTTACGATGACGAAGGTAATCTAATAGTCGATATACCTATTTTGTTAATATTCCCGAGTGATTGGCAAGAAGTAGACATGACATATCTACAAGAAAATGATTGGTTTCCTGAAGATGAAACCTAAACAGACGTTAAGCCTTTTCGCGAAGCTTTTATTTCGGCGGACGGCCCCACGTTTGGATCGTTTAATTTTTTGTATTGGGCAGCGCGATCTGCTGGCGACATAGCCTTAAAATCTTTTTCAAAATCGCTATCGCGCAGTATAATTGATACTTTCTTTTTGCGATCTTCATCTATAAACGCCCTTGTTAACTGATGCCATGAATTTTTGATGCGGCTGATTGAGATCGTTCGCCATTTTGGATATGACTCTAGAATGTTTTGAGTACGTAACTCGGCTTCAATTCGTTTTAAAATTGATTCTTGTGTTGCCCATTCATATGGCATATTTTCAAAAACATCTTCAATCACGTTATCAATTTCAGTCGCGTTTGATTGGAGCATACGTTCTTTGCCAGCAAAGGAAGGCGGCTCAAATGCATCAAAGTTTGAGACGTCGCGTTCCAATAACCAGTTAGCTAATGCAGACGCAAAACGCGGGCAGGGTTTAGGGTTTCTATGTGCGTTAATTCTCTTATACAAGCTATTGTTTTGTTTTAGCGGCGTTTTGGTATTTGTGATGATCGTGAAACGCCGATCATTTTCAGGAATGGGTAAAGCGTTTTCATGGTTTGTTGCTAGTAAAAAACTTGCATAGACCCATTCATCATAATTGGGAAGCGTCTTTCGAATGACGCGTGTTCGACGCATTCGAGGATCGACACGTTCTCTAATTCCGTCATAGGCTCTTTGTCGCCGCCATACTGTTAAGTCACCGTCGTTTCCCTTCGGCAAAATCTCTTCGGAAACCACAAAAAGAGTATTAACTATCCAGTCTGTGTATTGACTTTGCGAACCCCCGGTGCCGAGCAATTCTTCAGCGCTAACCGATTTGACATTTGTTTCGCCAAAAATATTGCTAATGATATCAAATAGTGTACCGCGACCTGTGCCGAATGACTTTGTCACCATTAAGATTGCTACGCCCGGCACAGTCGGGTTTTGAATCTTGTGTGCCAGCCAATCTAAAAACCAATTTCTTTCGGTTGCGGACGGAACAAGATGTTCCATGAACTCAAGCCAAAGCGCTACAAAATCAGCCGATTCTTGTTCGCCGACGTGAACACGTTGCGGCGCACGATAGCTATTAATTGCGCGAGTATTTTCTTCAGTCGTATAGATACCGGGTTCTCTGTCGGGTATGTAGCGATATCCATCAACGTCTTGGCGGCCTTTGTGACAAAGCCACACATCGACCGGACTGACCCTTTTAGTTTTTCCGCTTTCTAATTCAACTTCAGTGTCATATCGAATATTTGATATTTTTAAATTGCCAACAGTTTGGGAAAGTTCTTCAAGACCATAGATCGGAAGGCAAGGAGATTTACGCGAACCGCACCATGCCCATTGGCTTAATATCTGCATAACACGGTTTTGAAATACTTTAGACGCGCTTGGATAGGTTTCTGAATCAAATTTTTTTTCTTCGACTTTCGCTGTAAGCGCTTTAGCGTAGTTCTGAATAGTGGTATCTTCTTTGTCAATCGGCTTGTATTTAACCCAGTCGGCTGTTTCTAAAATGAAAACCACGCCTCTGTGATCTATGCCAACAAGACAACGTTGACGGTTTTTGAAACGATCATCACCGACCCATGATGCGGAACATCGAGGATTTTTGTCAGACTTCGCATATTCAGCCAGTTCGTCTAAATTTCGTGTGACGCCGTCTAAACAATCAAAAGACATTTTGTCGGTTAATTCATATTTTACTGATACCTCAACTTCGTTGCCGCCTTTTAAATTCGACACCCTACGCCAACCAGCTTTTTCAAACTCTTCGTATGCAATTGTTGCGATGTTGAGAACGTGATCTTTCTTTAAAATCGGAAGGCCAGAAAATTCTACCTCCAGCGGACTTTCGCCTTTATCCCATGTGTATTCTATTTCAAATCCCTGTTTGTCTTCTCTTAGCGTGTGCGCTCCAAAGCAACCAATTTGTCGTGTGTGGCCGCCGCCAAAAGCTTCCAAACGATGTAGAATTACATCATCTTTTTCGGGATCGGTGTTTGGGCAACAAAAAGACGACGAAAAGATGACGCTAAAATGTTCGTCAACCCGACAAAGCCAAAGTTCTTTTTCGCCTTTTCCGTATCGGACTAGTGCGTCGCGTAGCTGCGGATACAATTCGATAGCGCGGCCCCAAATAGAATCGACAATTTCTCTATCGTCAATGTCTAAATCAATTGCGCATAGTCCGTCTTGAATACGAATGCCAGTTGCTTGATAGCCAAGTACGTTAGACCAAGATTTAATTAATTCTTGATCGGGTTTAAACTTGTTCCATCCGGAGAAGAAGCATCGTTTGTCGTGGTTTGGTGTCGGGACAAAGCCGTTGGCCAAAAGTTTAAGTCGGATATCAGTTTGCGCTTGCGCGTTTTTTGAGCGAAAATCATTCATAACGTATCCAGTAGGCTTTTAAAAGATGCTTGACTAGAGATTTTAAATTCAACGCGTGCGCGCTTGACAACGTCAACTGTTTTTCGCGCAATGATTTGATGGCTAAACACTTGTGATCTTTGGCCCGGTCTATCAAAACGTTTGATCGTCTGGTCGTATTGCTCAGGCGACCACGTCGGGCAATACCAAATAATCCGCCGACCCCCAAATTGTGCTTCAATGCCGTGGCCAGCGGCTGCTGGGTGCAAAAGTAAATTGTCTAGCTTCCCTTCATTCCACTGTTCTATATGCTTTATTTTTTGGTGCAGGCTAACACCATGACCAAGCTTGCCGTATTTTCGGCCTTGAGTTTTTAGCAAATTTTCTATTCGATCAGCGTCTGCATGAAACCCATAACAGATTGCAACAGCTTCGGATCCTATGGCGCCCAGTTGATAATTTAGAATATCCGTTTTCAAGCTGTGAATTTCGTGCGCGGTTTTTTCTTCATCATACAAAAAACCTTGAACAATCTGTGACAATTTTGAAGATGCGATTGCTTGAGAAAACGCGGCAATTGTCACATCCTCACCATCTTTTTGAAGGCTAGCGATCAAGTCTCTTTCCATTTTTTTATATTGTTTCTGCACGACAGGCGGCAAATCAAACTCAAAATCTTGTTCAACCCCGCTTGTCAGTGTTCCTTCTTGTGTATCTTTTGGCTCGGCAGCGCGGAACATAAATTTTTTGACGTCTCTATCAAGTTGCTGAACACGAAAATCATGAACTTCCCACCGGTAACCGTAGCGGTCCATCGGCATGAAGTTTTTCCAGCGCCACTTGTCAAAATTCGTTCCCCACAAATCGGGTTTCAGAATTGCGGCGGGCAAAAATAAATCCTCATAGCCGTTTGGCCTTGGCGTCCCTGAAAATTTCCACATTGTTTTTACGTGACGAACCAATTTTTTTAAATTTTTGCCGATAACTCCACGAGGGTTTTTTAGTTTCGGTTCGTCGTAAACAAAGATATCGCGGAGCGGGTGATCTTTTTCCAAAGACAAGAGATAATCGACAAGCCACTTGCACACGCCGTCGCTCACTGTGAATATGTCCGCGTTAGATTTTTGTAACGTGGCTAACCGTTTAGCTGGCGATCCAACAAGAGCGACAACGTTAAGATGCGAGAGGTGATTCCATTTTTTTGGTTCGGCGGGCCAGACTGTCGTTGCCACCAATGGCGGGGCCATGACAATCGCTTTGCACCTATGGCCGTCTCGGATAAGTTCCGCTATCGCAGTCAAACACGTAGCCGTTTTGCCCCCGCCCATCCGCATCACAACGTAGGCGCGATCATTGGCGTACAATTCATCAATGCATGATTGTTGATCGGACCGCAAGTCGTCAACGGTGCGCATATATCATGTTTCCTGTGGCGGGTTTTAAATGATAGGTACTTTAAATTGAATTAATGTTTTTGTCAAGTATTTCGATAACCTGTTGTTTTTCTTTAACAATATAGCACTCATGTTCAAAATCTGTAATTTTTTTATTCCACCATTTTTGCGTCTCAGAAACAACGCCGCGCCGCGGTTTTTTAACCTCAAAAAAAATAATTCGGCTGGGCAATATCACCAATCTATCGGGCAACCCTTTGTAATTACGCGGGTCTAACTTCAAACAAAAGCCCCCGCGTTTAGTAACTTCGCTCGACAAAAAAAATTCTACAGATTTTTCAGTTGACATGACGGGTACTTTATCTTAACATTTCACGTGAAACAATGATTCTTTTTTAGGCCGCCCATGCCCCGAACAAAAAACCCCACACGCTTCCAGCAGAAGATATTTTTGACCCGAGAGGCACGTAAAATTTTGAGGGCAGAAGCGAAGATGCGCAAGTGGGAACTTTCGCACATCGTCGAATATCTTCTCAGGAATGGCAAGTTCCCGCCTTTACCCATAGAAGGCGTCAAGATGCACCCTCTTTTTTTGAAAAGAGAAGGAGAAAAAGAGATATGCGAGACAGCTAATTGACAAGGAAAATGGAACATGGAAAACGGAAAAAGCACAATACCAGAACATTCAAACGTTGTTGGCGGGTCAACCGCTGAACGGCGTATCGAGTGCCCGCGCAGTTATGAACTCGAAAAGCTGGTTCCTAAAGCTCCGAGCAGCAAGTATGCGCGCGAGGGGACGGCGCTTCACGCACTTATGGCGTTTTTGCTCGAAAATCCCGAACTTGACGTGGATTCTATTATTCCTTTCACGCACAAAGAGCCAGCGCGTGACGGAGAAGAAGAAGAAGAAGAAGAAGCCTGGGAATTTACCATTGACCGCGGTTTGTGGAGTGAACTTGGAGCGCCTGCTCTAGATGCTTTTGATTCTTTCATTGAAGAAATTGAAGCAGAAACCGGAGCCGAGTTTAGTTTTTTTGTCGAGAAGCGTTGCGAGATACCGAGCATAGAGGGCGCATACGGAACGACGGATATTATATGGCATTGTGGAAATTTAAGCGGCGTCTGGGATTGGAAATTCGGAAGGCACCCTGTCGAGGCCGAAGAAAATGCACAATTGATGTTTTATGCTCTTGCGGGGCTGCGGACGTTGCCGGAGATATTTTCAAAAGACGGCAAGTCTAGTGAGGTAGACCCCGATCGAGAAGTAATTTTGACGATCATGCAGCCAAAACGTGGTCATGACGCAGTTACTTGGGGGACTAGCGTTAGAGACTTGTTGTTTTTTGAAGCAGAACTTGAAGAAGCAATTACGACCGCGCAGAAGGACGGCATTAACGCGCCGATCGCTAAGGGCGATTGGTGTCGGTTTGCGCCATGCAAAGCCGTATGTCCCTTATATACCGACGCGGCGCTGACTTTGTCGAAAAAAATATTAGGGATAAAAGCAAGCGGCAAGTTAAAAGACGCGCCAAATGTTGGTCAACAATTGCCGGAATTGCTTGATCTTGCAGCAAATGTAGAAGATTGGATCAAGGAAGTTCGATCCGTTGCAAGGTTGCTGTTGGAATCAGATCCACAATCCGTTAACGGGTGGATGCTAACAGAAAAACAAACAAGACGGCGCGAATGGGGCGTTGATCAGAAAAAAATCGTTAGGTGGCTGCGCAAGGAGCACGGTCTTAGGAGCGATCAGTATAACCCGCGGAGATTTCTATCTGTCCCGCAAATAGAAAAGCTTGGAATTGAAGTTCCAGAAGGTATGATCAGCTGTCGGACGACGAAAACAATCGCTTTAGTGAAGGAAAACAGTGACAATGAGCCAGTGAAAACAGCAAACCAACACATGAAAAACTTGGCAGAAAGCGTCGCGGGTGCGGCGGTTATAGAGGGGTAAAGAAAGATGGATATGGTAACTGAAGACAAAAAATCAATCGCAGAACAGGGCGCCTCAGCAATTCTTAACAGTCTGAAAAGAGTTCAATCGACAATACCTGCTTCAGGAAGTGACGGTCTACAATACCTGAAGTTTATCAGGGGGAATTGGCTTTTTGGGCGGGACGATATTAAAGTAGAGACAAAAGATTATTTGTTGGCAGATCCGTTTTCTGTGAGAAACGGTTTTACCTGCTGGACAAATCGCCAAAATCAAAAAAACGAAAATTTAGGCGAAGAAACGGTCGGTTTGGGGGAACCAGAATTAAGAATTTCTGATATGCCGAAAAAAGTAGATCCGATGACTAACAACGAGGCAGAATGGAAACCGCAGATAAGCATAGAATTAACTATTCTAGGTGGGAACTACGATCAAACGAAGCTACTTTACAAAACCACTTCCGCTGGCGGTCGGTCTTTAATGAGACGTCTCTTGGAGCAAATATCTCTTCAAGTGGAAAGAAAAGGAGGGAAAAAATTTTGCCCCGTAATAAATTTAAAATCATCTGAGTACACGCACAAGCTTTACCGGCAAATATCGACTCCCGAATTTAGCATTTGTGGCTGGGTGGATGAAAATGAGTCAAATCCTCTTGCCACGTTGGATCTTGATCCGTCAACAATTGCTGTAGAAGCAATTGATGTAACCGATGAAGAGCCTAGTCCTGTTTCAGGTCGGCGGAGACGCCGTCGGGCATTGGCAGAACCCGCCGAATAGCTACAGCGTTAGTCATGACCGACTTGCATACGTTGTCTGAAAACCCGAACGACTTTTTGTTCTGGGATACAGAAACGCGCGCGCTCCCTAATCTTGCGAATCCAGATTGGGGGGACGTGACAAAATCTGGCGCGGCCCGATACAGCAATTCGTCGTTTGTGACAATATTAACATATTGCATCGGCAGAGACGGACCTGTAAAAACGTGGAGTGTAGAAAACTTTGATGATCGGCTGAACTGGCGTGACGCGCCGCCTGAATTGCTTGAGCACATCGAACGCGCGCGCAAAGGCCAAGCTTGGCTAGTTGCTTGGAACAGTTTTTTTGACCGCCATGTTTCGAACAACGGAATTAAAAATGAATGCGGCGAATCCATTCCCATACTCCCTGTTCGCTGCGTTTTGGACGCGATGGCGCAAGCCGTCGCGTCTAACCTTCCCGCCAAGCTAGACGGCGCTTCGCAGAAAATCGGCCGCGCAGGCAAGATCAACGCGGGGAAAAGCTACATTAATTTATTCGCGGCGGCGGATGGCGCGACACCACAAACACGTCCCGAAGAATGGGCGAAATTCATAGAATATGCCGAAGTCGACACCGACGAATTGCGCAATGTGTTTTTCTCAACACGACCCCTCTGGTCTTTTGAATGGGAACAATTTTGGGTAAGTGAAGAAATTAATGATATTGGCTTGCCGATAGATGTCGATTTTGTCAAACGTGCAAACGATCTTTCGAAAATATATTTGGCCGACGTTGAAAAAAAAGTTAAGCAACTTACGCAAAATGCTTGTTATTCAGTAAATCAGCATGGCGCCTTGGCAAAGTGGGTTGCAGATAGAATAGACCATTTGCCGGAAGCGCACGATATTCTGGTCAAAAAATATGAAGAAGATGAAGAAGGTGATTTAGCCGTAGCATCACTATCGTTAGAGCGCGACCGCGTACAAAAATTAATATTGTATCTCAACAGGCTAGATGATGAACACGGGCTAACAGACGACGAATACGATGTCTTACAGTTACTTGACGTTCGGCTATATGGCGCCTCAGCAACGCCAAAAAAATTCCAAAAAATATTACCGATGTTGTCGGCGGGTGATCGTCTTTGCGGACAATATGTCTTTAACGGCGCAAATCAGACAGGTCGTTTTTCATCGCGAGGCGTTCAAGTTCAAAACTTAACACGTGCCTATGTGGGGATAGAAGGGCGCGACAAAAATCTTGAATCAAGAGCCATAGACTTCATTGAAGAATTAGAAGAAACGGACAACGATCCTGAGATTCTCGATGAATTTAATCATGAATTTGGCTCGCCGGGACGCGCTTTGTCGCGTCTAATTCGACCGGCCATTCATAACATATCGTGGGGGCAAATCCTCGTATGGGGTGATTGGTCGGCTATTGAAGCGCGTGTGTTGCCGTGGCTTTCAAAATCGTCGGGGGGTAACGAAGTTCTAGACGTGATGCGCAAGTCGGATGAAGACAAAACAGAACCTGACATATACGTTCGCGAGGCAGCCAAAATCTATGGGGTTGACGCAGTAGATTTATGGGAAAAATATCGGTCAAAAGACAAAGACGCCGCGAGTATGCGCACAATGGGAAAGATTGGCGTTTTGTCGCTAGGTTTTGGTGGTGGGCATGGCGCATTACAAGGAATGGCTACTGCGTACAATATTTCGTTGTCCAAAGACGAACGTAGCAACATTATCGACAAGTGGCGAGAAAACAACAATTGGGCGGTGAAGTTTTGGAATGATCTTTGGTCTACTTTTTTAGCGGCGTTTAACAGCCCCGGCACACCGTTTAATGTTGGAGAAGTCGTATACGTTTTTCAAAAAGAATACATGAACGGTTCGATGTTTTGTTTTTTGCCGGACGGCCGACCACTCATTTACCCGCGCTTAAAATGGGAAAATCGCGAGCGTGAAGATGATAAGGGAAACAAATATACGCGCTTAGAATTGACGTATCAACGAGGGTATGAAAGACGCTCGCTTTGGTATGGCGTACTTGCTGAAAATATCACGCAAGCTACTGCTGGATCAATTTTACGTGAATGTTTAGTGAATCTAAGCAAATCTCTAAGCGACCCCGCTGTCGTCATCGGCCATACGCATGATGAAATCATTATCGAAACCAAAGGCCATAGCGGCGTTGACGAAAATGTCAAAAGAACGCAGCGAGAACTGCTATCAGCAATGACTACAAGGCCGGTATGGGCCAAGACGTTACCGTTAGCCGTCGAGATCAGCGATAATTCATATTACACGAAGACAGTGGGTTAGAAAATGCCGGATAAAGATGTTTTAGAAGAAGCACATGATTTAAAGCACGGCGACCGAAAAAACTTATACGGCGACGCTGCAGAAAATCATGAACGTATCGCGAAAATTTTTAATCTAATTACCGGGCGCGATCTGAGCGCGTATGAAGTTGCTCTGATGCATGTTGCAACTAAATTGGTAAGAGCTAAAGCTAATCCGCGCCACCGCGATAGCTATGTCGATGGCGCGGCATATTTGAGTATTGCAAGCGACTGCATAGATCGTGCGAAAAATAACGAAAATTTCAAAGAGACATTTGCCAAAGTCCGGCAGATTCTCGCAGACAGCACGCAAACTAAAGCTTAGTTAAGCTGCTTTTTTATCGTATTTTTTGAGTAGCCTGTCAATTCGGTGCTGAATCAAAGCTAGTTCTTGGTTAATTTTGGCCAATTCTTCTACAAGATTGCCGCCGGCGCGCTCAGGAAAATTAGCAACGATAAAATCAATAGCTTGCGCAACAAGCCCGCCGTCTTTTTCAACAGAATAGCGAATTTTAGCGACGCGGCCGATATGCGTAACGTTAATACCGTAACAATCAGCAACGTTTTTGGGAATATAAATAGATTTTCTGGTATCAATTATTTCAGCAAACGCAAACCCTTTAGCGTTAATTGACGACGATGCATTCGTGATTTTCGCCGTAGCTTCTTGGATGTGTGACCCTATTTTAGCCATACCAATCTCCCGTCATTGCTAGTTAATTGATCATAGCACAAGTCGCGTAAAAATCAAGTAGATTTTAACGTCTGTGAAAATCCTCACTGGATGCGTCAATTCCAATCCATTCTCGCCCTAATAATTCCACAGCAAGAGCAGTTGTTCCGCTGCCCAAAAACGGATCAAGAACGGTGCCGTCGTTTACAGATCCTACGCAACGTTGTGCTAATTTTAGCGGAAAGGGGGCAGGGTGGGGGTTGTTTTGCTCCTGAGGAATAGACCAAACGTCGCCAAGCGCGTTCGCCTTTGGGGCTAATTTAAACTTCGGTTTCGCAATAAGGTAAATCACTTCATATGTGGGCAGAAAATATCTGGGGTTGAAGTTGATACCGCCACTCCTTTGCCAAATAATGACTTGTCGTACTGGAAACCCGTCCACAATGTCATGACGATCTTGCAGCAGGCCATTTTGAACCCGCCATTTGTGGTTATAGAATATCGCTCCATCGTCTTGCAGCAATCGCATCATCGCCGTCAAACAGTCGCGTTGCCAATCAACATAATCAGAATGAGGCATAGAATCGTCGTGCGTATCATATCCGGCACGAAGGGAAGCATTAGGCCATTTACTACTGCGGCGATCTTTAATACTATGATTACTTTTCATATTTGAATTTGTGCTGGTTCTAATATTATACGGCGGGGACGTAACTATTGTTTTTATTGATTTTTCAGGAAGCTTTTTCATTACCTTCAAACAATCGTCGCAATAGATCGTACCGTATTTCATCTTACACTCCACATACAGAATATCCACAATCCGCACATGTAGAACAGCCGCCCTCGCTCTTATAGTTTTTACTTCCGCATTCAGGACATGCCTCTTTTTGTTCTTTCACGGAGATAACCGACCCGGTCACTGCATTCGGACGGTACGTCGTGCACCCTTTGCACCCGTTCGCGTATGCTTCAAAATACACGTTTTGAAAATCTTCAAAAGATATGGTTTCAGGCAAGTTAATCGTCTTTGATATCGAACTATCAACCCATTCTTGAACGGCCGCTTGCATTTTTATATGGGCTTCGGGGGGCAAGTCTTGTGCGGTTACAAACGTTTCTGGCGCGCTTTCATAAGTAAGCACCTGATATTGGTCCTCCCACAACGAAAATGCATAATCTCTAACGGTTTGTGTCGTCTTTGATCCGTCTTTTTGCAGAATTTTTCTTTCATATTCAGTCGCAAATATTGGTTCAATTCCTGATGATATATTTCCCGCGAGAAGCGATATTGTTCCTGTCGGTGCAATTGAAGTCAAATGTGAATTACGTATACCGTGTTGCAATATTGAATTTTTGATACGATCAGGAAGCTTGGAAGCAAAAGTTCCCGCAGCTATGAAACGGTATGATTTAAACGCCGGAAACGCGCCTTTTTCTTTCGCTAGATCAATTGATTCTTCATATGCTGTTTTAGTTATGCAAGCCATTATTTCCTTGCAAAAACTAATAGCGTCCGAAGATCCATATGTAAGATTGCACATCGCCAACATATCGGCCAGCCCTGTCACACCTAGACCGATACGGCGTTTTGCTTTTGCTTCTTTTTGTTGTTTTTCCAAGGGAAATTTAGACACGTCAATGACATTGTCCAGCATACGAACCGCTATTTTGACAACGCGACTCAGTTCTGTCCAATCAATATGCTCGCGTGCGCGATCACTGGAATTATAAAACAGATCGTCGCAAAACAGATTAATGGCAAACCGCGTTAGATTAATAGAACCCAAAAGGCACGCACCATAAGGCGGCAATGGCTGCTCGCCGCACGGGTTTGTTGCTGAGATCGTTTCAACATAATTTAAATTATTAGTCTTGTTGATCCGATCAATGAATATCACGCCAGGCTCAGCATAATCATACGTCGATTGCATGATTTTATTCCAAAGTTCCCGCGCGCCGACAAACTTATGCGTGTAGCGGTTTTCGTTATCCGGCCCACCGTAATCAACTTTTTGTGAAGGAGCGGTATGCTTTAGCGGCCACCGTTCATTATTTTTTACAGCATTCATGAATTTGTCAGTAACTAAAACCGACAAATTAAACATGCGTAATCGGTTAGGGTCTTGTTTTGCTTGGATGAAATCTTCAATATCCGGATGGTCGCAACGCATTGTGGCCATCATCGCGCCACGTCGATTGCCCGCAGACATGATCGTCCTGCACATTGAATCCCAGCAATCCATAAAAGATAAAGGTCCCGAGGCGTCGGCTCCGACACCTTTCACAAGAGCGCCTTTTGGCCGTATCGTTGAAAAATCGTAGCCAATTCCGCCGCCTTGTTGCATCGTTTTGGCGGCTTCTTTAAGATGTTCGAAAATGCCGTCAATACTGTCTGGCACTGTTCCCATTACGAAACAGTTGAACAAAGTGACATCGCGCCCTGTGCCCGCTCCTGCTATTATTCGTCCCGCGGGCAAAAATTTAAAATCTTCTAACGCCGAATAGAAAATTTTTTCCCAGCGATCAGGATCTTTTTCGACTTTTGCAAGATCGCGCGCGATTCGTCGCCACGTATCCGTGACGTCTTGATCGATAGGCGTGCCGCCGGGGTCTTTAAACCTATATTTTTTATCCCAAATTTCACGTGCAATAGGTGTTTCAAAAAGGGGCTTAGGGGGCAAATATGCGTCATCCATGACTGGATTTTCCTGTCTTTACGGGGTTCGAATGGGTTTGATTAAGGATTGAGATTAAGATGCGCAATTGTTTTGTAGAGCAATTTTTAAAGCCCACAAACGTTTAATAATTTTTCTTAAAAATGATTCTTTTGGCGTAAACGGAAGGGGCTCTAAAGTCTCTGTTCCATCAGCGGCAGCATGCAAAAGAATTTTACCGGGCAGTTGAACCGAAGAATCAAAACTTATCGGCTGCGCGCAATTTAACTTTTGCTGCCTGTCTATGTCTTCTTTCTCGATCATTTTTACGCCTTCCTATTATGTTCTACAGGTGTCCATAGAGAAGGGTTTTTACGTAGCTCAGCTCTTATCATGTGCTCTAATAAGTTCTTGAGTTTTTCCATATGTTCTTCATCCCGCTGTTTTAGTTCTTTTTTCGTTTGCCTGTCTATGTCTTCTTTCTCAATCATTTTCACATTTTCCTATTATATTTCCTTAACAGTAAATGAAACAATCTCAAGATCGTTTCGATTTCGCGATGCGTCGTGTTCGATTTTTATATGTCCGTGTTTCTGCGGGCGATACACACCTTTGGCCCACGCTGTCATTGCCGTTTGTGCGTTTTTCTCGTTATCAAAGAGACGCGGCCGGGTATTTTCAGGGCTCGGGCTCCAATGGCTATGATTTCCCGGTTCCATCTTTGGCATGTACCCGCCCGTGGGTTTGTGCTTAACCCCATACCAAATTTGCCTAGTGTTTTCAGTTTTATCCATATCTGGATACTCCTGATTGATCTCGACGACGTGCACGCCGCGCTCTATAGCTGCTTTTCGCAAAGCTTCCTTGCGATGCTTGGTCGTGTGGCTATTACCGCGGGGGAACCCGCTAAAAATGTGCAATTCTCCCAAATCGCGGTCTATCCAAGCGATCCGACGGCCATAGAAATACAAGTCATTCCCTGATAACCGATGCCGTGGAATTGTGTTGCAATCCTCCTTGAAGTCTCGACCGCTCAAAAATTTGTTAGCGATACGATCACTTGGATTTTTTCCCTCTATGTATCGTCGCATTGATAGGTTCCCCCTAATTCTAAAACAAGTAAACCCCGTTTTTTTTGCTAACTTGCGCAGATATGTTTTATGGCCATCCGCTAATGCTTTGTTAGCCATGATTATTTTCTTCTACATTTATCTTTACAGGGACACTTACAAAACTTTCTGCAAGTTTTTGACATTCTGCAAATGCTACACGCATACCCTCATAATACATTTCAGAAACTTCACCTTTAGCATTCTTTAACGCCCCATTTATCAAGTCACGTCTTTTTCGATCTATGAGATCACGTATAGTTTTTGAGTTGTCCATAATTAAATTTTTGTGATCATCGCACATTATTGTAATCCTCCAGTTCTTTATTTAACAACAATTAAAACCGGCCGCACTTCTAATTGTGCGGCATCTCGTTCAGTTCCGGGGATGATTCCTACAAAAGACTTTTGATCGTACCCACCCCAGTCAACCGACTCACAATGTTCAGTTTTGTGTTCACCTCTTGCCCACGCCTGTATGGCCATTCGAGCGCCACGGGCGGTTGGAAAAAGTCGTGGTTTAGCTGTTGTTGGTTCGGCTTCCCAATATGTGTAGCCACGTCCCATTTCAGGCATATACGCGCCTGTTTTCCTGTGCCGGACTATGTACCAATCTTGTTGCATTTTAAACACCACGATAGTTTAAAAGTTAGAGTCTTGCTTCCAAGCCTCACAAAGACTGTCTAAGTCATCAAAAATAACTAATTCAAATTCTTTGTCGAGGCGTTCTTGCCGTTTGCTCAACACTTCATGCCATGCATGAATTTCAAGGGCTTTTTTCAAATCATGTTTTGCGTAAAGGAAAGACTGTGGTGGCTTGAAACCGAATTTTTCACGAAGTTTGTTAAGCGGTAATGGCCGCAAAAATGGTTTTGTGCTATCAAAGATAATTACGTGGCCGTGCTCCCGTCCTTCAAAATATTTATTGAATAACGAGCGTTCTATGCAGACCAAATTTTCAAACTTAATCCAGATCTGCTCAACTGAAAGCTTTAAAACCTCGCGGATAAATGCCATTCCGACTATCGCTTTTGTTGGAAAACTCGAATAGATATACGCGATAGCCCCACTTGAATCCGCTACAGGGAAACGGCGGCGCAATTCAACAGTCTTTTCACCTGTGAGAATTTTCTCCGCATAAACTGGTTTGACAGATAAAATTATGTCATTTAAAGTTTTTTTCGTCATTCCTGTTTTCCTTTTTCCCATAAAGAATTTAAGCTATTTAATTTGTTTAGCATCTTTGCTATTTTTTGTTCTCTTTCTTCAAACCTTATTCTTATTTTCTTGGTCTCCTGTTCTATTTTCTTGGTCTCCTGTTCTATTTGATTAATCCTATCTAAGTCTTGTTTTTGTTTTTCAATTTCTTTTTTCACTTGCTCGTAAATCTCAATCGTAGCGGTAAACGCGCGCAATTTTTCACGCGGTTTTGTTGTCATCTTTGTTTTCCTTTTTCCAATAAGTATGATCAGTTCCGCGATATTTGATTGCGCGCTCGGCGTGCTGAACTAGCCAGCGGCTTTTGACGCCGGCTAATCCTAGTCTTTCCATTGTCCTGCTCGAGACTTGTTCAAAATGCCCTTCACCGGCTGCTACTCATTCGCCGCATCGATAGCATTGGCCCGGATATTTATTGCGCATTTCTATTTGCCTTTTTCCAGTTTTGGTAAGTCGTTTCAAGTTTTCGTTCTATTTTCTCAATTTCCGTTATGCGCCGTTTTTTCTTCCTCAATTTTTTGTTCCGCTTTTTCGATTGCAGCGGTAAGCGCGCGCCATTCTTCACCCATTTTTGTTTTCCTTTTTCCGGTTTTGATAGGTTGTCTCTAACTCCATATCTTTGGTCAATTTAAATATCTCAACATATTCCGCTCCGTAACTGAGATACGCGGCCATTGTCGCCGATGCATCTTCAATGCTGCGATTCATGAGATCCACTTCAAGCGGGCCGTGTTTGACCCGCGTCAAATGCGTCATCGGGTTTTTGTTGTGTCCGGCGTTATACCCGGGCATATTTGCTGCGATCCTATATGCTTCTAGCATATTCCGCCGTTCCCATGCTTCTGTGTATGCCATACCGATTTTTCCTTGCTTGACTGTCAACTCGCCGTTTTGATTCGAGCACCATAACATTACTAAAACCTGGGGGTTTTGTCAAGGTACTTTTGAAATTTGCCCTAGCTTTCCTGTCTATTTTGTTTTGCATCGAAACGGTCATTTTGTCAAAATTGAACGGGCGGTTTTGAAAGAAATTTGGCGGGGCTCTTTACGCAAGCTATTGAAGCGCATAGGTTTTTTTGTGTAAAAATATCAATGGTATGCGCGCGCGCGCAAAAAAATGCCCGCCTCCGGGGCGGGCATTGCGGTTCGCTAGATCGAGCGCGCTGCGCTATCAATCGAACCCCCTTATGCCTTCTAAACGAGCATCAGTAAAGTCGGCGCCCTCGAAACTGGCCCCACACAGATCAGCTCCTTTCATGTCGGCCCCTCGCATATCCGCAGCATCCAAACAAGTCCCACGCATATCCGCACCTTTCAAACTCGTTTCGGCCAGGACAGCGTCTTCTAAATTAGCTCCACGCAGATCAACTCCTTTCATGTCGGCCCCGCGCAGATCAATCCTGCGCAGATCAAGTCCACGGAGATCGGCCCCGCACAAGTTAATTCCGCTCAGGTCAAGCCCGGTTAAACTATACTCGTGAAGGTCAATGCCTTTGCGGATTAGCTTTTCATAAAAATTCCGCGGTTCGGAATCCGTCGAATAGTCATAACGTGTGGCGGTTTTGCTCATTATCTCAAATTCCTATGCTGTGATCGCACCAAGATTGATACGGCTATGCGCCCGATTGATCCGGGCGCACCGCGATATCAACAGCCAATAGTTTGCAAATCTGCAAAGTCTGTATCTGTTTCGTCGCCGAAAAGCATTGCGTCTGCCTCGGCGTCAAAAGCCCATATTTCGAATGCCGCTATGGTTTCATCCGTGATGCTGTAGTCAGTGATCATTGGTTTGGTTCCTTGTATGTGTGTGTGTGATCGCACCAACATTGATACGGCTATGCGCCCAAATCGATCGGGCGCACCGCGATATCAATTGGATTGCGTTACCCACAAGCTAATTCCAATGTCAGAGTGCTCGTTCCATCGGTGCATTATCATGTAGCCGTTCGGAAGATTCGCATCATCTAGTGCTCGGCGGATAAATTTTATCAGCTTGTAAAAACGAATTTTTCCGTCGTTCAAAAATGCGCGGGGAATAAAAACGCGAATGCGCTTGTCATGCGCGTGTGTGCGCCGTATGCTTGACGACAAGGTAAACGTAGCACAGTAGTCGATTGCGATACACTTGTCGTTCTGCCAGTCGCAATCGTGCTCAACGTCGATTCGATCATCTTCTTGATTCTCGGTACGCGCTGTCTGTTCCGACTTATGACCAGCAGGCGTAAGCTCGCCAGCTTTCCACCAGCGTTTTTGAATCCAAAACTCAAAGCCGTCGTCGGCTTGAATTTTATATGCTTTTTTGGTCTCATGGACAATTGTGTAAACCATTGGTTTGGTCCCTTGTGTTCGTGACTATTTTAATATCCTGCCCATTCGCGCAATTTTGCAAACGAGCCGATCCATGTCATTTCATTTGCAGAATATTCTGAAGTTCTCGCATTCCATTCGCTAGAACGAACGATCAATGAGCCATTTTCATTCGTTCCAATTGCCCAATCATGACCTAATGCCCAGTTAACCTGTTTTTGTGTGAGCATTTTGCTTATTCCTTTTGCTTGTGTTCGTGCTGTGGTGGTTCTTATCTAGGGGGTGTTTGGATCAATGTCAAGTACTTTTTTACGGGCTTGACAAAAATTTTTAAACGTGTATAATGGATGGCTCTACATTGGTAGTGTTCCTAGATGTGGTGGGATAGGGGCAGCTTTGGCTGCCCCTATTTTTTTAAGCCGTATCGCGCAAAATGTTTGCAATTTTAACGGCTTGCTCGAATGTGAGTTTCGACAGGCGCATAGCTATCTTGTCATCATAACGATGTAGCTGTGCTATGGTATGAAATTTATCAGGATTGTTTGGGTATTCAAGCCGAACGATTCTGCATGCATCATTCCAGCGATTGTCATCTTTTTTGCCGCCCGTCGCTGTCATGAATGCGTGGGTGAAATCATCGAATCTTTCGATTTCTTTTTTTCTTACAAGCGCATACTCGCGCGCTCCGCTAAATATTTCAAAATATTCGGGCAGCAACCGACGTTTTATGTCGTTCGCGAGCGCCTTAGCGGTGCGGCGTACGCTTACTTTAATCGAAAGGCGAGAGCCGTTGCTTTTGAAAGCAAATCCGGAATCCATTATGCCCGCGATCTCAAACTTATTTGGAAAACGAGGGTCGCTTATAAACAAGAGCGTGCGCCCTTGACCGTCTATCAATTCGCGTTGCCAAGACGATCCTTGTTTCAGCTTGTTAAATTTCCACGGCGCGCCGAGGTGTGCCGCGATGGCTGTTAACAATTCGGTGTATTGTTTCATTGGTTTGGTTCCTTGTGTGTAGGTGTCATAGTCCGATTGCGTTGGTTAGATTTGCGTCGGTTAGATCGGCGCCAGTTAAATCTGCGTTCGTTAAATCTGCGCCATACAATTCTGCATGAGCTAGGTTGGCGTTGTATAAGTTTGCAGCAGTCAATTCTGCCCTAATCAAGTTTGCATCAGTCAAGTCTACATCAGTCAATTTCGCGCCAGTCAATTTAGCGCGACGCAAGCACGCGCAACTCAAATTTGAGCCGCTTAAGTCTGAGCCCTCTAAGTCTGCGCCGTCTAATTCTACATAGGATAAATCCGCATTGCGCAATTCTGCGTCGACCAATTTTGCGCAGCCTAGGTCTGTGTCAACCAATTTCGCGCCGGTCAATTTCGCGCCGCTTAGGTCCGCGTCAAGCAATTTCGCGCCGGTTAGGTCCGCGCCGGCTAGGTCCGCGCCGGTCAATTTTGTGCAACTCAGGTCTGCGTCAATTAATTTCGCGCCAGTCAGTTTCGCGCCGTTTAGGTCCGCGTCAAGCAAATTCGCGCCGTTTAGGTCCGCGCCGGTCAAATTCGCGCCGCTTAGGCCCGCATCAAGCAAATTCGCGCCGTTTAGGTCCGTGCCAATCAATTTCGCGCCAATCAATTTCGCGCAGCGCAAGTCCACGTCAATCAATTGCGCGCCGCTTAGGTCTGCATAAGCTAAGTCTGCATAAGCTAAATCTGCGCCGCGCAATTTTGCGTCAATTAACCTTGCGCCACTCAAATCTGAGCCGTTCAAATCTGAGCCGCTTAGGTCTATGTAAGCTAAGTCTTCATTGCGCAAGTCCGCGTCGATCAATCTTGCGTTCCTCTGATTTTTGCCGAACAAGAAATACTTTTTTAAGTTTGCCGAATTTGACATTTTGATTCTCCGTTTTTGCGTGATCGCACCAAGATTGATACGGCTATGCGCCCGAACCGATCGGGCGCATCGCGATATCAATTACGCACTCAGGCGATCAAAGCCCGTGCCCATCGGCTTCTTGACGCCGTATTTGGTGCGAATCTCGTCCATTGTCGTTGCGCCGCGTGAACGACTTTTGTAAGCGGCCGGGCGAAAGTGCCACATTTTCTTTTTGCTCGCCCACCGATAGCCAGCGGTTTTCAGTGCATCTTTGTGCGGCCGCGTATCGCCCGACACCCATATCCACGCGCCGCAAATTTCAACTACAAGGTCGTATTGTAGATTGATGATCGCGTTTAGCGCGTCATTGAATTGATCGCCGTAGTTCGTGTCTTGCTCTTTCACATCGCCGCTAAAACTTTTTAGCGTTTCATAAGCGGCGTTGACGGCTTTCATCATTGCTTCACCCGCGGGATTGCGGTCGGGGTGATATTTGAAAACCGCTTGCTTGTACGCCTTGGCAGTCATGTCTGGGTCGATTGATCCAGTTAAACCCAAAACTTTTGCAGCGTCATATGTAGTCATCTTCATTGGCTTGGTTCCTTGTGTGTGGGTGTCATAGTCCGATTGCGCCGCTCAAATCTGCGCCGTCTAAGTCTGCATTGCGCAAATTCGCGCCGTTTAAGTCTGCGCTGGCTAGGTCAGCGCCGGCCAGGTCAGCGCCAGCTAAGTTAGCACCGGCTAAGTTAGCGTTGGCTAACTTAGCGTTGGCCAAGTCAGCGCCGGCCAAATCAGCGCTATAAAAGTCTGCAAGAGCTGCGTTAGCGTTGTATAAGTTTGCAGCAGTCAAGTCGGCATTAATCAAGTTTGCGCCGTTCAAGTTTGCGTCAATCAACCTTGCGCCGGTCAAATTTGCGCCGCTCAAGTCCGCGCCGCTCAAGTCCGCGCCGCTCAAGTCCGCGCTGTCTAAGTCTGCATTGCGCAAGTTTGCGTCGATCAACCTTGCGCCTTCCAAATTTTTGCCGTTCAAGTTTTTGCCGCTCAAGTCATACTTTTTTAAGTTTACTAAATTTGTCATTTTGATTCTCCATTTTTGCGCGCCCCGATTGGCGTCTTGAATAGAAACTAGGGGGTGTTTAGGCGTTTGTCAAGTACTTTTTTGCG